CGTCTAGCACTACATCAAGCAGTTCCTTACAGACTTCCCTCACGTGAGGCGTATTATCACGGCGTACGAGCTGGAGACCCTTCACGTCTATGTAATCCATGTGCATCTGGTCATCTTTTCCCTTTGTCCACAACTTGGCTGCATATCGTTTCTTTGAGTACAAAAAATAAGGCCAATAGACCTTCTCTAACTCAAGGTTGTTTGGCTTTTTGAAAAGTGCACTACACTCATCAGCGGCTCTCTCACCCAATTCCCAGCTGTACTCGATCGCCTCCTTGCCTTTACGGTCACCCACATCAAATTCAACCATGACTGAATCAGTATCGCCGTACCTCACCTTGGCACCCGGAAAGTTAGCCTCGACATAGTTCTTCGTCTCTTCAATCATACCGCGACCCCTACACGTCGTTGTAGAAGCGATAGGTACACACGGAAGAATACCCTTACCTGCACCTGTGAAACCATACACAGAGTTCATACTGATTTTGTACGCTAACTGCTTACCGTTGTATACTTCTTTCATCGAACCCGTGGCTGCGGCCATGTCCTTTTTCGCCTTCTTACGAAACTGTTTAAGCTCAAGAAGGATAGCTGGAAGAAGACTCGGTACACCTTGGGCAAACTTATACGTCTTCTCACCAACCTTAAAAGTTTCGTATTCAACACCAGGGACGTTTCCATAGTCTTTCTCATTCATCACGTACGTAGAGTAACAAAGATTATGTGCCATCATGATACTAGGATACAGGGCTTCGAAATCTAGGGCGGTAATAGGGGTATAATATGCACCTTTTTGGGCCTCGAGAACTGTGGCACCCTCATAGGGCTCTTCGGGAATAGCTCCATACTTAATCGTCGGGACCATGTACCCGAGTTCGCGAGCCTTTTTCGACAGCTGAGAGAATACTTTGATTTGCTGTCCACGCTCCACGAGGAAGGCGATAGGAACCCACGTAGCTTTAGCCATTTCGAGCAAGTTCAAAAGTGTACACAGCTTTTTGATGAGACGGTGTGGCAATAGAGTATCCTTCACACAGTACTCGGCAACTTCTCGTAGCTTCACAGGGTCGCCTTCGAGGTACCGCGCGAACATCTCTTTGGGAGCCATATCAATTTTTTGGTCACCGAGATACAGCTTAGAAACTTCGTTGAGCTTGTATGAATCCAGTTTGTAACCCTTTTTAACTTCATGAAACATATCGAAAATAAACCGACCAGGCATGGGTAGAAGCTTCAGGAAATTATCACCCAAAGCACTCGAACTCAACTTTTTACTGACAAGATGACACTCACTATCCTTGAACTTACCCAAGTCGTAAAAGTCGATACCACACCCAACCATGGCAGCCCGTTTGTAAATATACTCAAGATCGAAACCGAAGATGTTCCATCCTGTCATAATATCAATATCTTGTTTGTTCATATAGTCTTTGAAAGCGAGAAGCATTTCCCTTTCTGTGTCAAAGCTAATGATATTTGAACCTTCTAGGTTAGGATCCGTCTTCTTGTAGCACAAACAGGTTTTATCGTATGGTTCTTCACTCCCAAACTTACAGAGTGAAATAGCAATCTGAAAACAAGCGTCTTTAGGGACATCGGCATCAGGAAATTTTTTAGTAGAGCTGTTACACTCAATATCGAAAGACGCTACGACAAATGGTGCGATATCATCGCGCTCTACAGGTGTGAGTGTACACCAATCGTTACACCATAGGTCAATATCCGTCTTAGCAAGATGAGAGCGAACACAATTAGGACCTGTGTCCAGCCACCCAGTAGATTGAATACCCGTACGATGCATTAGTCTCAGGACGGGATCGATGTTTGATTCGTATACATGATACTTTTTGAAATCATTATTGTACATGAAAATTGAATTTACTTTACGTCGGGCTTCCAAAGTTTTAAAGTTCAAATGCATAAAATAAAATTCTTCATTATTTTGAAATCCCCAAACATCCTTTTGTTTAGTCAGACTGTAACTCGTGACGTGATCTTTCCTTAGGGCATTAATATCATTGTACAGACGAGTAACATCTGTAGGTGTCGTTCCTTTTGGAAGCTTTACAAAGAAATATGGGTCGAACGTAGTCGTCACACAAATAGACTTTCCTTCTTCAGTTTTACCGAAGATACTAATTAGATGTTCACCTTCGACATCCCGGGCCTCCCATGTAAGTGCTTGAAAAACTACCATGTGTATATCTCGACCCAAAATTTTAATATCATTTATTAATAAATGTCAGCTGCTTTGATCGAACTCGTTTCGGTGGGTGCCCAGGATGTTTTCATCACGGGTGATCCCCAGGTCAGCTTTTTCCGTCAAAATTACAAGCGCCATTCCAACTTCGCTATGAAGCCAGAGCGCATGGATTACATTGGTACATTTGGTGCGAACAATGAAATTACTATTCCCATCCGCTCTAAGGGTGATCTCATGAGCTACATCTGGATTGAAGATTCGCTCGTTTCTAACGTACAAGACAACCCAGACGGTCTTTTCTCTTCTACTGCGAATAACCCCACGGAATTCAGTCTTTTTATTGGTGGCCAAAAGGTTAGCCAGATTGATTCACTCTTTATCCAAGGTGTACACAACCCCCTCATGCGTGACAGCGCGGCCAAGTCTTCGATGTGCGCTTCGACTGCCACCCTGAAGTCTAACCATGGTGGTGATCACTTTATGATCCCTTTCTTCTTTGGTGAAGATTACACTAAGTGCCTCCCACTCGTTGCATTACAGTACCACGATGTAGAGATAAGGATTAAGTGCAGGGACGGTTACACACCCGTTGGAACTCCCAAGATTTGGGGTAACTATGTGTATTTAGACACAGACGAGCGTAAGTACTTCACTGATAATCAGCATGAGATTCTGATCACCCAAACCCAACACCAACTTGCTGCCAAGGAGGATACTGAGATTGATATCAGTTATTTCAACCACCCCGTCAAGTCTCTTCACCTCGTATCTGGTAACACCACCGCGGGTGCCGATTGGGACACGGCGTACACTTTCGACAAGGCCTCACTTTACATCAACGGTACAGCTCTATTCGAAGAAACTTCGGCTATGTACCACCATACAGTCGTACCAGAAATGCACAGCACAGATCTTCCCGATGATGTTCTCGAGGATTTACCCACTTACACATGGCCATTCTGCATCAACCTCAGTAAGATGCAGCCCACAGGAACACTAAATTTCAGTCGCATTGACAACGCCAAACTCACCCTTGTAAACCCATCAGGTGGCAACACTCTTCATCGGGTCTATGCGGTCAACTACAACATCCTTCGTATAAAGGACGGTATGGGCGGTGTCGCTTTCGGTAACTAGAGCCACATACAATGTAAAAAGTATATTCAAAACTCCAACTTTTGATTCTGTATCGCAGAATCAAAAGTTGAAAGAGAAGTGTCTAGGGTTTTTATGGTTTAACTATAAATGGTAGCTTGAAAGGCGCGGCGGGGGGCTCCTCAAGTTTAGGTTCTACCGCGAATGTTGTTATCACATATTTAGAACCTTTGTTTACTGTGGCACCTCTATGTAAATATTGAGGGGTTGCGGGAAAAATTAAAACTTTACCCTTCTCTGGTCTAACAGACCTACCATTTGAAAATTCTGTACAACCACCTGCATCCTCATCCATATCGTTTAAATACAGTATACATGTCAGCACTCTGTGTACAGCTGAATCTCCGAACACGGAATCTACATGCCAGTTGTAATATTGACCAGGGTCAGTTTTTGACAATACTATCCCTGTTTGATCAGAACCTATAACATGATCTTGGAATATATATGATTCAGGTGGTATATGAGAACGACGATCTAATCCCTTTTCAATCAGAATATCCGTATATTTTCTTTTTACGTTTGCCATTATATATTGATAATCATTATTCAATATATCGTGAGACTGTTTTGAGAAATCAAAACGCATATCCTGACTTGATTTCATTTTTAAATGAACATCCATGGGTAAATTGGGGTGATATAATGACATGAGGTGTTCTTTAGGAGTAACCCATTCATGTAAAAATTTATCACATAAATCATCAGGAAATGCATTCTTAATTTCTATAATAAAGTCATCCATGTTACCCTATATCCTTATATCTTTAATAATTAATCTTTATCAAATTTAATCTTAAATGGGTATTTTGGTCCCTGGTACCACGAGGAAAATGTTGTTATCACATATTTAGAACCTTTGTTTACTTTAGTACCTCTATGTACATAATAAACGGTTGCAGGAAAAATTAAAACTTTACCCTTCTCTGGTCGAACAGATCTACCATTTGAAAATTCTGTACGGCCACCAGCATCCTCATCCATATCATTTAAATACAATATACATGTCAGTAGTCGGGACGGTTGATTATCATAACCTAAAAAATCAGTGTGCCAATTATATATTTCACCAGGATCAGTTCTTGAGACTATTACATCTGATTGCATAGATTCTGCAATCATGCTTTCAGTTAGATATGGACCACCTTTATAAGCAATCCTATCCTCATTTCTCTCACGTGCTATCTTCGCGTATTTGTCTTTACATATCTGCAATGTTTCATGGTATCTAAGGTTCAATTCTCCATCCTGTCTAAGATTTAATCTATAGTCACGATTTGTCTTAATTTCTTCAATTATAGACGCGGGTGTGGTAGGATGAAAATCTAACATCCCATTAGATTTAGGAGGTTTCCATTTACTCATAAGCTCGTCACATAACTCATGAGGAAATGCATTTCTATATTCTACAATATAGTCGTCATTCATATATGAACTTATTTCATCGATTTTTTAAGTCTATTATGGATCCTTGATCACAAGTCCTTTCAAGTGTCTAACATCAGTTTGGAAAGAGTCTCTAGACCATTCTTCTATGAAGCATGTTATTATATATTTAGACGGACCATTCAAAATAGGATTACCCCTATGTATATGTAAATGAGATGCAGGAAAAAATAGAGCCTTACCCATTTCAGGTTGTACTTTTCTACCAGAATTGAACTCTGTTGAACCACCATTTGCTTCATCTATATCATTTAAATATATAATCACTGCAATATTTCGTGTCTCTTTCCCACCACACCCAGAAGAATCTGTATGCCAAGCAAATCCCTTACAACCTTTGTCGGTTCTTTGTATTTGTGGTGTCGTTGAGCGACCTCTATGCATGAAATTTTTTAATATGAAAGGACCATGCGGCTCCGTGGGGTCAAGAGGTGCCACATGTTTCATATATTCTGAATGACATATTTTCAATTTATCCATGTACAAGTTCCATAGCCTCTGTGCTATTGGGGGTTGATTTGGCGCCCTACCATCACCAAAAAGATGTGCATCAAGTGAATCTTTAAAATCAGTATTCACTGATATTTTACCTAATGTATCAATCGTTTGACCTTGAAATTTGTGGAGACGCTTTTCGTAATACTCTATATATTCTTTACACTCTTCAGGTGTAAATAGATTTTTCATCTCAAATATAGACCGATCATATACATCTATAATATTGCGTGACATACAGTTTTATATATTCTAATCTTTAATTTATAATGCACGTCGTCCTACAACCCAGTCCTACATTTACCCACAAATTGAGAGTTACCTTACCAAGTAGAAGAACTATAGATTTCGGTGATAAATATCGTCAAGATTATACAGATCACGGTGATGCAAGACTAATGCGTGCACAACTTCTTATGAAAGGTGCTATCATTCCTAAGAAGCTGCGAATAGAAACGGATCCAAGTCAGATACAGAAAGAAATGTTGAAAATTAAAGAAAGTTCTATAGAAGATTGGGAGGATTTTTTCCGAGCAGAATACTGGGAAAGATGGATATTATATACTTACCCTAACATTAACAAAGCAAAATTATCTATGACTATGAGTCATGGTATACTTTTTATGCCCACACCAGAGGACTTATGGTATTGTCAAGAAAGAAGTATCTTCAAAGACCTGTAGATCCGAAACCCCCGTCACCTCTGACCGTCTCCTCAAGAAGACCGATTTCCTTAATGATAGGTGTCTCACACCTCTCCAAAATAAGCTGAGCAATACGATCACCCTTCTTGATTTCAAAGTCTTCCATACCATGATTAAATAGGACGACCTTGACTTCACCGGTATAATCGGGATCAATAACACCCGCACCAACATTAATACAGTGCTTCACAGCTAGACCAGAACGAGGGGCTACACGCCCATACAGACCATCGGGGATAGACAGTGCAATACCAGTACTCACTAAAGCTCGCCCCGCTTGACACGGTACAGTCGCATCTTCGGAGCTATATAAATCATATCCCACAGCACCATCAGAACCACGAGTAGGCAGACGAGCATCGTAAGATAGCTTCTTAACTCCCAGAGGTGCCATCTACTCCTCTTTCGGGTGTTTCCCTTAAGCTTATTGATGAACCTCTAGGTGAACATCCTCTTCTGTCTCGTTCTTTAAAAACAAGTTTTAAACAGAAATACGAAACGGTGTAAAGAATTGCCCCTGCTCCTACTATGTACATCCACATCCTATAATAACACGAGATAATTTAAAGTTTAGTGGTACTAATAATACAATGTCCGATAGAACCGATATTCATATAAATCAAAGCACTATGGCACAAGTTTTTAAATTATCACAACCAATGTTTGACTACTTATGGAATTGTATTGATGTAGCAAAAGAAAAGAAAATAACCAAGCCGGGTGACGGATTCCCTGCATACGAACTTGAGGATCCACAAAATTTAATTATTAAATACTTAATGAATGTATTATTTAATGAGAAGGATAATCCGAAGATGTTTAATTTTATTAACGGGGAAATTAGAAAAAATATGGAAGTAATTGCAAGACTAAACTCAAAATTACTTCAAGATAATAAAGAACTAGCACCACGTTTAAATGGTTTATGGGTGAACTTTCAAAAGAAATATGAGTTTCAACCTCCACATCAACATGATGGTATGTTCTCTTTTGTAATATGGATGGATATTCCTTATGATTGTGAAGACGAGAAAAAATTACATATTACAAGACCGACCGAAGCGGTTTCACTGGTAGGTAACTTTACCTTTGTGCATTCTAATGATAATTGTAGATCTGTATCCCAACATTTTATACCAATGTCACCCAGAATGAATGGATATTGTTGTTTTTTTCCTAGTGATTTATGTCATCAAGTTTATCCATTTCACACAAGTGATAAAGAAAGAATTAGTATTAGCGGTAATATCGTTTGGGATACACCTTAATCTACATATTTTTTCTTTTCGTCGTCTGTAAGGGCTCTCCACATCTCACCCATCCTCTTACCAATGTCAGTGAAACTGAGATCTGGGTTCTCTTTCACAACTTCGGGTCGTATCTTCTTGACAAAGTTCATGTATGCATTAGGTTTACGCTTGGGCTTGGATTCGTTGTTCCCACCACCTCTGAGCCTGAGAACTAGGTGTAAAGTAGACTCCTTTTGAATATTATAATCAGCTAGGGTGCGTCCATCTTCTAGCTGCTTCCCGGCGAAGATAAGTCGCTGCTGATCGGGAGGGATTCCTTCCTTATCTTGAATCTTAGCCTTAATGTTATCGATAGTATCGGAGGATTCAACCTCAAGAGTGATAGTTTTTCCAGTAAGTGTTTTCACGAATATTTGCATACTACTCGTATATTAGATTTAAATCTTAAAGTATAATAAAACATGGATCAAAGGATTCTAATTTTTGTAGTTGTGATGATGTTATGTTGTTCATCATCATCCATGTTATATCTATTTACTCGCCCCTCAGCCGAACCCACTCCTACTCCTACCCCTACTCCTACCCCTACTCCTACCCCTACTCCTACTCCTACTCCATCGGCTCCCAGCTCATCAGATATAGGTGATGCAGCGTTAGCTGCATATGAGGCAGCTCAGCCATCCCGAGACGCCGCCGCAGCGGTGAAGGAGGCGAAGGCCAATATGACCACTTCCGAGAAAGCCAGAGCCGGTTTTTATAGAAGTTTTAAGGAATGTCATGATGATTCTGAGGGTGATTTCGGTAGCATGGGTAGATTTGTGTGTTGTGATGGAGGAAAAGGATTTAGTGGCCCGCGGTCGTCCGACGGTGAGGGTTATCTGTTCTGCTTAGATAATACCTAATCTTCCTTCAAAGCGGGGTTCCTCTTCGAAAAAGTGAGTGCACAAATTCCACAACTGAAAATATTTATGAAATACTGACATCCAAGAACGTGTAATTTTGTGTACATACTCTCACGTGCATATAATACCCACAGTAACAACGTCATACAGGTCTCATAACCAGCTCGGATGATTACATTAGATGCATGGTACATCTGGTCTATCGTTGGGTAAAAATAACTATCTCTAGGAGTAAGTCTTCGAATGGTTAATAAAGATGTATCAATTTCAACTAGACCTGCGAAACTAATTAGAAAAGCCTCTTCGGGGTGCATAAGAGGTCTAAGAAGAGCTAGAAGACACACCAAATGATGAAGTATGATTAAATATCTAAAAGTGTGTATAACTTTAGGCTGAAGAATTATCCACACGAGATCATACGACATGTACGTAGTGAGAGCATGTGTTAGAAACATGGGGTACACTTTATAGCTAAAAAATACATCAGCCACACATAATACTGAAAATGGTGCGAGAAACAGTAATGACGCCACATCATGAATAACGACAGCACGACGGTCCTTATTCATTTTGTGATTAGACAATATTCTTTTTAATCAAGTTACACCCAAAGGGTTTCGAACCCCTGACCTCAAGCTTACTAAGCTTGCGCTCTACCACTGAGCTATGAGTGCGATATGCTGAGAGCGGGGTTCGAACCCGCGCGTGCATAGCACAGACGATCTTAAGTCGTCCTCCTTAGACCACTCGGACA